TGGATCGTGCTGTCCTCTTTGATGCAGTGTGAGCAATTGATCCATTAATACTATGTCTCCTGGTTCCCACCAATGCACATATAGATATTCGTTGTTGAAATAATGATCGTACACTGTGTTCCATATATCATCAACATCACCAAACAATTTAGCACTGTTCAATGGATTGAAAAATATACCTTGTGTTCCTGCTCTATTGGTTTGCAATACCCAAGCACGGAATCTACCAGCACCCCAATTCATTCCTGCCTTTTGTACTATGTCAATTTCTGGGCTCCATTGATCAGGAGATATTCTATATTCTCCGTATGCAGTGTGCAGTGCCTTTACAAGTTCTGGATCCATATCCGCTCTGCAACGTGCAGTGTTCAAAAACTCAGTGCTGGTGTTTACACATCCTTCCCAACCTTGTAAACTTACACCATCTGCCATACGTATGCCATTGAGGTTACTGTGCCACAATAGTTTACCTTTGCCGAATATACCTCCGGGTACTTCGTCTTTGTCTTTTTGTCCAGTAACACGTTGTATAGGAAACCCAATAGGATCATCTACATAATCTTCCGGGTATTGATATTTTCTTTTAAACCATTCAGACATTTTTCCTAAACTGCCTTGTCCTCCATTAGGATCAGGCTTGTAAAATTCAACCAAGCGTTCTGCATTGCCGTTCCAAAAACAACTTTCTTGATTGCTAATGCTGCCTTCACTGGCTACCCCTGTTTTGCCATAACCAATATTGTGTATTAGTTTGCCATATGCATAGGTATCTTTTGGTTGGTTTTTAAAAACTAATATTAGTTTTGTCATTAACCATTCACGTATTTGTGCATAATCTTCTGTGGTTAAATTTGTAATATCTACATCTTTTATTTGCCAGGCATTGCCTTGATCTATTGGTTCTATATACATATTCAATCCTTGAATTCTAGTTGCATTAATGTTTGATCTAACTTGCCAAAGTTATACAAGTGTATAGGATTATCTCTAAGATCTTTTACAAATTTTACTGTATTAAATCCTTTTGAGCTTACATATTTTATTCCGGATAAATTACCAACTGCATATGCTAAACTGTCTAATAGTCCACATAGTTTTGCATACTTGTATAAACCTTTGAGTGTGCAATTTGTCGGTACGCCATAACGTGTTTTCTTTTCCCACTGATTGAGTGTTTTCGGACTAAAACACAATTGACTTATACCACCTTTAAAATGGCTATACTTGGTGTATTGCATCATACTGTATTGTTCACTTTGTGGATATACTCCGCAGTACATATCAAATCCGTAATCTTGTATTGCTTCTTTGACTTCATAAAATGTTTGATATACTTTGCCTTGATATGTACTACCGCCAATAAGCAATACTTTGTCAACACCTGCTTTACGCATTGCTATACAGTTTTCGTGTAGTTCGCTTTCAGTTTGTAAATTACGTGCGCCAATATGAGCAACAGCTTTTGCACTGCCTGCTTGATCATTGAGTGCTATTGCGGCATCTTTGACTATACTTAAATTTGTATTAGGTAAGTGTGTTACACTTACCGAACTTGCAGTATCTACTGCATATTGACTTAATTTTTGTTTTGGTGTTTTTTCTACACTTATGTCCATTGCTACTCTTGATATATGTTTTTGCGCCACTGTGAAAATGTCCACAGTTTTGCGTCTGTACAATTTATATAGTCAGAATTATTTTGATGACGTACCACACCTGAACCTGAAACTATATCACCATCTCTGTATTGGAATGGACGTTGCACAGTAACATCCACATACTCACCATAGTTTGTTCCTAATGTAAGGAATGTAACGTAGCGTCCGTTCTTGCCACGGAATGTTCTACCGTTGGCTATGATGCCTGCAAAGTTTACTCTTTCCAAATACTTCTGTTGGACACCTAACCCCTGTGGGAATCCTCTATGCCACCAACCTGGCTCAGTGAGTATGTCTCGTCTGTGTGCTTCTGTTTGGTATACCCAGCTTCTGTAGCTTCCTTGGCAGTGCTTAAGGTTGGCTCTCCAGAATGCTTCTGGGTTGTGTGCTTTTTGGTAGGCCAAGGCCCAGATAAGTCTCCCCAAGTTAACAGCGTGTGCCCTACACAAGCCAAAGCCACTGAGTTCTTGTAGTGCTGCCATTGCTTCAGCTTTGCGTGGGTTATTGCCCATCCTTTCAACAAACTCCAGTATCTTTTCATCGTGTTTTTTAGCGAATGCTCGTCTGTATGAATCAGCTTCATATGCATCTACTCCTATAATATTTGATATGATTTCTATAGCATCGTCTTCAAACACAATGCTGTCTTGCAGTGTTTCTTGGCTCCAGTCCTGGAACACTGCTGCTTTCTGCCTACCCGACATAGCAACGGGTCTAACCATAGCTGTAGCAAACACACAGTCAAACACTGACTCCGGTTGTATAGCACGGAACAGTCTACGCATAGCAGGGCTTTCCCCTTGTGTAACGCCCAGTACATCGCCTCTACGTAGCAATGCTGATGCTTGATCGTCATACTCTGGATAGTCCTCCAATGCTGTATGCGGGTCTATTTCTAATAGTTGTGATAGGCCTCTATTGGCCAATATGTCCACCTTTAGGTGTTCTAAGTCTTCTACTTCGTGTTTGTCTAGTAGTATTTGGTTGTCTGCTGATATAAGTGATTTAGGTAGTTGCCTTGTAAACATTACGATTCCTCCACAGTGTTTTGATATACATCTCTTCTTGCCTAGTAATTTTCTTTCAATACGTTTTGCTTCTGTGGGATCAACACCCACTGATTCATACGTAAAGCCTCTAGGAAGTCTACCTGTGGCGCCCAAGCGTTTGGCCGCTTCGCGTCTGGCACTCTTTGGTTTATACGTGACATAATTGCTTAACCTTGCCGTTTTGCCGGGCCACTTTTTGAATATGCGATTCATAACTTCACCTTGTCGCCAATGTTCAAAATCGATATCAACATCCGGTAGGTCATCACGGAGTGGGTTCATAAACCTCGCCACAGGAATCTTCCACTTGATGGGATCCACGTCTGTAATCCCAAGCAAGTAACATATAAGACTACTGCCCGCCGAACCTCGAGTCATATGCTTGATGTCGGTGGTGAGGTCTATTATATCGCATATTTGTAGGAAGTAATCTGTGAAGCGTAGGTTAAGTATTAACTCAAACTCTTCAACAAGTCTCTCTTGATATTGTTTACCTTCTGGTATTTGCCTTTTAAATCGTGCGAGTAGTTTTTCAATGTTTTCTAAATCTTCTGCCATTGTATGCCTCTTGTAGTTTTTTATATGCCTGGTGCTTTGCAGCACGTTTTATTTAGCATTGAAAAAACTTAGGCAGAAAATTATGAACCAAGTTTGTTTAAAAAGTTTCGTAGTTCTACTGTGCTTGCTTCTGCTTTTATCTTACCCACAGTATCGCCTTCGCTTGGATCTTCTTTTTCAACTGCTGGTGTATTTGTACGCTTGAGTTGATCAAACACAGTTGACTTACGCTTTTGAAACTCTTGGTATTCTTCATCCTCGCCTAAATCACGTATACGTAAACTATCAACATCAAACTCCAAATCAATCTTTTGTCCTACACCCGAACTACTTCTAGTTTTCATAAGTTGTATTTGATATCTGCCACGTTCACGCATAGCCCTACTTGTAAAGATACCAATCAAGTTATCTGCTGTATTGATCTTAGATATACCGCCCGATATGTGGCTGTGGTCAAACTCAATCTCTTCTACACTGCTTCTATTCAACTGCGATGCTGTTACAAATAATGTATTAAGTTCCATAGCCAAGTTACGTAATTCTTCTGATACATATTTGTCTTTAACAAACAAGTTCTCTGCACTTACTTTTGCAGCAATAGGATGCATTAAGTCTAAATAATCTACAAGTATGACATCTAGTTTTTTACCAGTTTTGATTTCATATTCTTTGATATAACTACGTAAATCGTTTGCGTTTTTACCAGTTGGCATATACTTGACTTGGAATGCTCCTGCTTTCTTGCCAATCATTTTAACTTTCATTTCAACATCATCAATGCTTTTAAAAATGTCTCTGCTTGGAATATCTGTAGTCATACTATCTACACGCATACTAACCAATGCTTCACTAAGTTCAAAAGTCAAATACAATACGTTAAGTCCAGCCAAGCACCAGTTAACACCTAAGTTAGCCAAAAACAAACTCTTACCACTACCTGATCCGCCTGCAAAGATATTCAATTCGCCTCTGTTGAATCCTCCAAATAGTTTCTTATCTAGTCCTGGCCACCCTGTACTTACTTGTCCGTTACTATCTTTGATACCTTCAAGTCTAGCTCTTGGATCAGCCCAATAGTCTGTACCTAAATCTTTTTGTAATCCAATCTGTACTGCTTTCTTAACCAAGTCTTCAACTGGACCATACTCGCCTTTTTCAAGTAAGTCTGCACTTTTAAGAATAGCCGATTCTAATGCTTTGTGTCTACTAAATGTTTCAAACTCTTGTAATAACCAATCATAATGATTCTCTTGCAATGCCCCAGGATCTTTTAAATTACCATCAGTTGCCGCATTTACCATATCAAATGTAGGAAGTGCATTATGTTCTTCAACATACTCTTTTACAAATTTTGCTGGCTCTTGTAAACGTCTATCAAATGTTTGTGGATCAAATACACCTTGACATCGCACAAAACTTTCTGCGTCTGTCATAAACATTTCTAAATATACTTTTTGTATATCATAACCATAATCTGTATTTTGTCTAGTTGCCATTTTTTTCTTCTTTTATATGTGACTGTGCTTTAACTTGTCCACAACTTTTACAATATCTAATTATAACACGAAATGTAAACTTGTCAACTTTAATAACTTGTTCGTGTGTTTCTTGTACTACGTTTTTACAGCAGCCGTACAAACTTTTACTCCATAATATTTTGCAAAATCATTAGCATCTTGTTCAGTATTTACAATAGGCTTGCCTTTGATATTTAGACTTGTATTTAACAACACTGAACAACCAGTCTCTTCTTTCCAACGTTCTAGCAGTTTTCTAAAGCCTTGGCTTTCATATTTAGAAACTGTCTGTACCCTACTGGTGCCGTCCCCGTGCGTGATTGCAGGTAGTCCAGGATCTGTGCAATTTGATACATATTGCATATATGGTCCTGTGGGCCCGGTAAAATATTTGTCTGTATCTTCTGCGAGACAAGCTGGGGCGAAAGGTCTAAAAAGTTGCCTCTTCTTAATATTATTAACTCTGTCTTTGATATCTTCACCTCTGGGATCTGCAAGTAAGGATCTGTGTCCAAGAGCTCTAGGGCCAAACTCTGCCCGGCCATTAGCAACACCGCAAATACCGTTAGTAAGTAATTCTTGTAAAACTTCTTCAACAGGATATTCTCCTTCTATGTTATGGCCTAAGTATGGACCCGGCCAATTTATTTTGGTTTCATAATAGCCTAATACTGCACCCACCGCATTTCCAGAATCACCCGGGTTTGGCATAATCCATACGTTATCCCAATCTTTGTATATAACACTGTTTGCGGCACAATTCAATGCACACCCTCCCATCAAAACTAGGTTACCCGATGGTGATTGCCTTCTAGCCCATCCAGAGATTGTTTGTAAAATTTGTTCATATATAGCTTGAACAGCCGCTGCAATGTCCATCAAATCCTGTGGGCTATTTAAATCTGGTCTCCACCATAAGCACCCTCTATGAAGGTTATGTTTAATTTTAATACGTGGACTATTATCAGCGTCTACTATATCAATAAATTCGTCCATTATATCTTTGTAAAAGCGCATTGGATCACCGTATGCAGCCATACCCATAAGAATATATTCGTCTTCTTGAGGTTTAAGTCCTATTCTTTGTGTGAACGCCGAGTACCATAATCCAACGGAGTGAGGGTACGATTGAGTATACTGTTTTTTGAGTTTATTTTCTCTGGCGTTCCAGATAGTGAGTGTTTCAAACTCTCCAATGCTGTCGATAACAACAACACAGGCTTTATCAAAAGGAGAACTATAATAACCGGCAGCACCATGGGCAAAATGATGAGAAACAAAACGAACAGGAACAGATAAATCGTACCGTCGAAGATAGCTACGGATATTGTTTTTAAAAAAGTACTTGAGTCCTTGTCCTGCTTTGATTTGTCTGAGTGTCTTGACAAAGGGTTTTTCGTACCAAATAATTTCATCAGGTTCTCCCCATTGTCTTCCGTACTGTATTAATTTATCATTTAAATGTGGATCATTTTTGACGCCACTGTAGCGTTCACTATGACTAGCATACAATAATTCCATACTACCTTGATTCCAAGGTTGATGGTTAAAAACTGCTAAAGATGCATCGTGGCTATTTGCACTTATACCCCAGGTTATCATTTTACCTTGTCATAATTATCAATAGTATACTGTACCCACTTTGCTGGTAAACTACAAATGTAACCATAAACAAACCAAAACACAATGTTATATATTATAAGTTCAATCATTTTGTTTTCTCCTATGTACCATTTCCCAATATTCGTCATTTGTCATTATTGGACGTTTGGCATCTTCTAATTCTCGTAGTTTATGTTCTTTCATTGCTTTACGTATTCCCCACCAAAACCACAGCTTCCAAAAAAGTTTTGTTGACATTATCCATTTTTTCATTTGTAAATAAAAGGATCTCTTTTTTTCATTTCTTTCAACCTTCTCCTATAGCGTATTTCGTCACGTACATATGTGTAAGGCCATATTAATATATTAAAAATTTTTTTTATGTAAACCATTTTTTTGCCTTTAGTCTTATTTTTAATGGCGAAGTTTCTGCACTCGCAACAATTTTGTATAATGTATATAGCCTACCGTGACGAGCAACACATTCACCTATATCTTTCAAATCATCATCCCAGTCTGGTAAACTAACTCCCCAACCTCTATCAATAGCTTGTTCGACTAGTTTACTACCTGCTTTATCTCTATCAGGTATTACATACACATCTTTGCCTAACCTGTTTAATAACAATGCTTGTGCATCTCCTATATCACTTCCAGTCAATGCACACCCTTCTATGTGTATTGCATCTAGTGGACCTTCGCATAACAATGTAAATGCTTTATTAGGACCTTGATCGTCTAATCCATAAACAAAGCCAGGCTGTGAGTCAGTTAGGTACTTTGGTTTGTTTTCCCCTACTGTACGGGCTGTATATCCAACTATACGCCCCTCATATTTAAAGGGTATAATAAGTCTTTCTCTGTATCCTAATTGTGACGACCAATAGTAATCTGTATCATCAAAGTTTAAGTTACGTGTAGCCATATACTCTAACACTGCCATACTGTGCTTGTCAAAGTTTTCAATATCTGCAATGCGTACACTGTCTTCTGGCAAATGCACTGTGCCAAATGTAGGCAACTCTACTTGATGTTTTTGCACTTCAACACCTTCGTTCTCACGCATTACATCTAGTGCTAGTTTTGTGATATCAGCATCAGATACATTTAACCATTCTAATAATTTTTTAAACTTGTAACTTAGATTACGACCCGGTTGCCAACTTGCTTTGAAGCCACAATTGAAGCAATGATAACTTACTAAATCTCCTTCATATATAACACCGCCACGTCCTCTTGTATCTGCATTTTCATTGTTATGCACACAACAAGGCGCATTGAAACTGGTCCACCCACTAGGTGTAGTTTTACGCTTTGCAGGTAGATATAGGGTCAGGATATCAGACACGATGCTCATATTTTTATTATAGCACCGTATCTATACTATGTCAATGATTTAAAGATATACTTGTAATTGCGCCACTGGTCCAATTACTGACTACTGCTCTTACCCACACATAATTTCCAGTAAAGTTTTCTATAATAGAACCTGTTGTACTATCTTGTGTTGTTGTTGCAACTGCGAAATAATCAGCATCAGTTGGAGATGTTGCTAGTGTTCCTTGTATAGTAATTGTGCCAATAAATTGATTTAAATTATATTGCACTGTATGCAAGCCGTCACTTCTACTATAAAATCCGTCGCCTTTGTATTTGTCACCAGTTACAGTTTGTACACTACTATCGCCATTGTGTACTTGTGCAGTTAATATTGTTTCACTATTTGCCATCTTAATTTCTCACTAATATTTTTGTAATTTTATTTGTTGGATTTGCACTTGCTTTAAATCTCAAATAAGTAAACACGCCATTGAAGTTAGAAGGCTGTGGTTCTGTTTCAGTACCATCAAATGTCAATGTATTTACAGTTGTCCAGTTATTAGTACCAGTTAGCTGGTTATCTAATGTTGCTTGTATTTCTAAATCGCCTACATAACTATCAGTATAAACTGCAACTGTATGTAACGCTTCATTCCCGTTCAATCCAGGTTCTGCTGATATTCTGTTTGCATCATCTGAGCCTGCACACCAGTACTCGTCAACAGCAAAAAAGTTTGTAACTTCTACAGTTGCTTTTGGTCCAGCAAATGCACTACCGTCAACAAATATTGTTCCTGAGCTGTCAAAACTAGCGTTTGCATATGTAATAGTATTTGCCGCTGAACCTTGTAAGTAGATATTGTAATGTAGATATTGTTGTTTTACATTCAATAAATCATTCTCAGTTATGTTTACAGTGAATGTTCCTTTTTTTGATTTTGTGCTACCATCATCTGTAATGGTACATTCTTTATCAATAATTTTATTATTGCTTTCATCAAAAATTACAATAACCGGGGTGTCTGTTAATGTGACTGGTTTTTGATCTGCATTTAATAATCTGAATTGAAAGTTGTTGTCTATCCCCCTATACATTTTTATTTGTCTGCTATACACTGGTCTATACTCCACAATGAATCCAATATCGTTTGATACCACATTAACTTTATTTTGATATAAATATCTAGGTATTAGTTGCATAGAGGATCCTTACTATTACAGTGTATTTATTTAAAAAATGTTATTAAAAGATATAGAAAAAAACTTTCCTTATATAAGCGTTGTTGCATACGGCGGCAACGAATACGTTGGCATTGTGTCTAACCAAGATACTTTTGTAACAACAATGTATGTTTTTAATAAATTAAGATCTGAAGACGATAAAAAATTATTTTTAGAATATGGAGATATTTGGTGGTGGGAATCAAATAGAATGATTCCAATAAATATTTTCTTAAAACAAGAAATGCAAAGGTTTTCCTATGCAACAATGACAATGAACACAAAGGATGTAAAAATATCAGTAGGACCTTGTGTTAATTTAAATAATTTATCTAATAAACGTGTTAAAAGAAAAAGCGTTCAAGTTTTAAGAAAACGTTAGGTATACTTTTCACATAACAAATTCATATGTACAATTACACTAATAGCATATGCAAATGCGTGTGCTTTTTTAAAATAATAGCTACCGTCTGTAGGTTTTTTCCAAACCTCTTGTAAAATCAAATTCCAATTGCTTTTCAGCAAATGTCTCTTTGCTGGCCTTATTATCGCTAGTGTTGCCGCCAATTGTTCTACCGATTGCGGTTTCAATACTTTTAATAGATCTTCGTGCCCGCTGAGATGAAACAGCTGATCTACGAAGTCTTTGTGCTCCAATAGTTCCCATAGTGGTTCTTTCTCCATTAGTTGTTGTAAATGTTTTTCGTTTTCTACTTCACTGTAAATAGATACATTCAAAAAATCTAACTTAAAGTAACCTCGATCTTCTGCTACTTTATAATCTATTGTTGATAGATTATCTACAGGGTTATGAGGACATTCAGTTACATAAACTCCTGTATTGTGTTTTTTACCTGTGTCTAATTTTGCTACTCTGTGTTTTATTTTATCTAAAATAATATTTCTGTCAGCAAAATCGATATCAATATCTGGCATTACATATTTGCCTCTTTAACTACCTGTTTTACAAGCTCAACGTCTTTTGGTTGTCTTTTAAATCTAATACTCCAATGTTTAGGATCTAATACTGCATTAACCATATTAAGTTGTTCTGTGTTAAAATTTTGCAGTACTTTTAAACCACTATCACAATTTAAAAGTAACCAAGGTGATATTTTTCCATCTTTTATATCCCAGGTTATTCTATTTGCACTTGCATATAAAAAATAATGGTTATAAGTACTTTCTTTTTCTTTTGCCCAATCAAGCATAGTATTTATTGATCGTTCAAGCGCAGTTTCAACTCCTTCTTTACGTATTAGTTCAATTGCATATTTCTCATACATTTCATCTCGACACCAATGGTCAAGTTTTACATTACTAGTTACAACATAATCGATATACTTGTCAGGATACAAAGGCCTAACGTTGTTAACAAAACTGCCAAACTTAACAAAAGCATTGTAAAACGATGACTTAACAAATTCTTCATATGTTTTTTCTTTCTTATGTCCTGCACTTAATTTGTAAAATCTTTGGAATGCATATAATCCTAATTGCACACGTTTTTCATCTTTTTGTAGCCAACGTCTTTTTGGTTCGCACACGTGAGCTAACAATGTGCTTTCTTTTACATAACTTTTACCACAATATTCGCACGTAAATTTACTAGATGTCAACTTTTTCGTAACCGTGTTCTTGAGCAAGTTCTTTGATTTCTTTTTTTGTAGATATTCTAGCAAGTGTTTCTACCTCATCCATTTTCATTTCTGGATATATTTGTGCCAGCAACTTCACTGCTTTGCTACTGTCATCTTTTTTCTTTTTAAGTCCAATCCAAGGATGGAATTGTTTTTTTCCTGTTTTGCCAGCAACACATAATAGTTGCCATTGTAACTTAACGTGATTAGTGCCGCCAAGCACATTCCAGTTTTTGTTGTAGTATTCGTTAACCTTAAACACTGCAAGTGCAGTCTTTTCATAGTTGCCTTTTACACTGCTAATATAACGGTTCAAGTTCCATAAGTCAAGTTTTATATCTTTCTTGCCATCTTCACCGGCAGCATCATACAGTTCTTTGAAGCCCATATCGATGCTTGGAATAAGTTCCTTGAATAAGTCTAGTTCCTTGTTTGCCACTTTTCTAAATCCTCTGGCGTGTTGATTTCTATACCATCAAACTCAACTTCTACTACACCAATACGTACACCATTTTGTATCCAACGTAGTTGTTCTAGTTTTTCAATATCTTCTTCTACAAATTTTGTACTTGCACTGTACATAGCTTTTGCTTCTCTATTATATCCATATATACCTAAATGATGATCACCGTATTCTAAACTAGCACGTAAGAACCAATGAGCTCTACCTCTATTGTGTATCATTTTAACACTGTTAGGATCATTTCGCAAGTTAAAATCCATTCGTGTATACGCTGTTGCTACATCACTTCTGTGTAATTCATCTTCAACTGCAAGTATTATTTTTGAAGTTATGTCTGGCATATCGCCTTGTACATTTATATATCTATCGTACTGTAGTTTTTCATCAATTACTTGCATACAACGTTCGGTTCCGTTTTCTGCTTCTTGAGTCATAATACACTTACCGCCACCTATATAATTATACACTTCTTGAGAATCTGTAAGTACATATGTATCTAATCCAGTACCAGCACAACGATTATAAACGTGTTCTACTAATGGCACACCGTTTAGTTTTGCCATCATTTTACCAGGAAATCTAGTACTGGCATATCTTGCTGGTATTAGTATTGCTGTTGTCATTGTATTATCCTCTGTAATTATATCTTACTATGTCGTCTACTATCTGTTCAAAGTCTTGCAAACATAACATATTTGGACCATCGCTAGGAGCATTATCAGGATCTTGATGCACTTCTAAAAAGAAATTACTAACGCCCATAGCAGAGGCTGAGCGAGCAAGGCCTGGTATATAGTCGCGATTGCCCCCACTTGAATCACCTTGTCCACCTGGCGCCTGGACAGAGTGCGTGACATCAAACACCAGATCATTAGTAATATTGTGCATAATATACTGCATTCCAGTAAAATCATTAACCAAAGTATTATATCCAAAACTTGTACCTCTTTCTGTTATCCAGACTTCTTTAGCATCTGTACACTTACTCAAAATACCTTTTACATCCCAAGGCGCTAAAAATTGTCCTTTTTTAATATTAACAATGCAGTTAGTTTTACAAGCTGAAACAATCAAGTCAGTTTGTCTACATAAAAAAGCTGGTATTTGTAAAACATCAACTACATTTTTGCATCTACTAATGTGTCCTTCTGTATGCACATCAGTAAGTATTTTAAAACCTTCTTGTTTTATTTTTTGAAAGTCTGGCAAGGTTTCAGATATACCAGGACCTCTTTTACCGTGAATAGATGTTCTATTCGCTTTATCAAAACTTGCTTTGAAGTAATAATCTATACCGTGCTTGTCGCAAACTTTTTTACAATGATTTGCAATAGTTAAACTTTGTTCTAATGATTCGTGTTGGCACGGCCCTGCAATAATAATCATTTCTTGTCTCCATCTTTTATAATATAATACACATCTAACAACTTGTCAACTTGTTTCTGAAGTGTAGGATAATCTTTTGCAAGATCGTTAATATGTGCCCATAAAGCATAATCTAATATAGGTGCTTCTGTTACATCTCGTCCTATTTCCCACCTTGTGTATTTTTGATTTTTTGGTGGGTCTCTAAACTTAGCAAACACAACCCCGTTTGCTCTTTCATAAATTAATGCTTCGCCAGCAAGTTCTTTTTTAGTTGGTCTCATTTTTTAGTATTACTATATATTTTACGATTTTCATTTGTTGAAATTTTACAATTTTATCTTTGCTTTTAATTTTTTCAAATTCTATTGTCCAATCGTATTTTTTTAATTTGTTTCTCCACCATTCTGGATCTTGTATTATCAAATGAGCATTTCTACCGTCACGTAGTTTTTTACTTGCAGGATGACAAGCTATTAAATGGTATTGAACTTTTTTTGTTATTGTAAATAAAGTATCTAGTGTATGGTCAATGTATTCAGGTTCTACGTGTTCTAAAACATCGCTACTATATGTAATATCAACAGAGTCAGGAAGTTTGATAGGCGATGTTACTGGATCATAAGAATGTACTTCAATATTAGGATATGTGCTTTTGACAGTTTTTGAAAATATTCCTTTGCCACTTCCGTAATCTAAAATGGAGTGTGCATCGTGCAAGTATTTTTCTAAACGTGAAGGAATCTTTTTACCGCCACTACCAAAGTCAGTAGTAGAATGTAAGTGTTTTAGTTGCTTTACATATTCGTGAGTAAGTTTACTCATACAGAAGTGCCAATAGTCCTACGCACTATGTCATCGTGATTAAACTCAGCCCAATATAGTTCAAATGCTATACCGTCTTCAAGTCCTTCAAATTGATGCACTTTACCTGGCTTTACTTGTGTAAAGTCTCCTGCATTTAAAACAGTTTCGTCTACTAATCCTGTGTTATCTCCGTTTTGCCATACACGCACTAGCATTTTACCAGACTCTACAAAAAAGCCATTCCATTTAAATTGGTGCTCGTGTTCACTACATTTGAATCCTGCTTTGAACTCTATACGGTGAAATTCTAATACACCATTGGCGTGGATCAATTCAGTTTGTCCCCAAATTTTTCCTGCTTTCATTTTATTCTCCTACAATAATTTTCCAAAGTCTATTACTTCACTTTGTCGGTTTATATCTTTTACAAAAAATGCACAAAAAGGATCATCATTATCTGTAATTGGTACACTTAATAATTGACCTGTTTTTAATTTAGGAAAATACCATTTTACATCATTGTAAAAATTTATTATTTCTATTTTACCAAATTTAGGTTTACTACTTGTTAGTGGATTAAAAAGATATGCTTCAAATCCTCTATCATTTAAACTTGTAAGTGGTAAAACTTCTAAATCACTTCCTGCTTGACTACAACCTACTGCTAAACACCAATCTAATGGCATTGTTAATTGATTTTTATCAATCTCTAATACAACTGCTGGAGAACTAAAAGATTCCAAAAATATTAATGGTATAAAAAAGAAATCAGGATCCATAGGGTTACTATTATCTAAAACACTAAATCTTACTGAATCATCAACTTCTTCTGGCACTGTATTAAGATTAAAACTTTTATTTTCTAATGTTAAAATATTCATTTATTCCAATCCACTTTTTCTATTGTGAATGGGTATTGTGCTTCCTTATAAAACTTTTTACGTTGGGTAAGGTGCCGCTTCGCAAACTTACAAGTGCTTGTAAGATCCCATATTTGCACGAAGTCTTTGTCCTTTGCCTTTCTAACGCCTCTACCTATACTTTGAATAACTCTAACAAAACTTTTTCCAGGTTCAATAAGTACAAGGTTGAAAATACGAGGAATGTTAATACCAACAGCAGCGACACCATAAGTGGCAATAACCACGTGATTAGTACCTTCGTTGATTTCGTCATACGCATCTTTTCTATCCTTTAGTTTTACGTCTCCTTTTACAAAGACTGATCCTGGAATAAGTTCTTGTAGCATTTCGCCTGCGCTAATCCTATCTACAAGTATTAGAGTGTTGCCTGATTCTTTTACTGTGTTTAATAATTTGCCTAAGTATTCTAGTCTACCTTGATTTGTTACTAGATATTTTAATTCTTCTTGATACCCTCTATGTACAACTGTATCGATTAATTGAACAATGTTTACGTGACATTGTGATAGTACACCTTTATCTTGTAATTCTTTTGCAGATATTTCTCCTATAACCGGACCTAAACTTGCGTGTATACTTTCAAACTCAAACTTCTCTTTTGGAATAGTTCCTGTTAATCCCCAACGTATTGGTGCATTTTTTAAGTTACGTGTTAATAAGTTTTTTAAAACTTCCGCTTTTGCTTGATGAACTTCATCAACAATAACGGTGCTCACACCATCTAAGAACTCCGCCAGTGATAGTATTGCTTCTCCGTCCTTGTGCTTCTTGTCCAGTATATTCAATGACTGCCAAGTGCAGATGGTGTGAGTCTTACCCAACTCTTTTCTATCTCCAAAATAAACGCCAACATCAAGTCCGCAGTTTATGTAATCTTCTTCAGTTTGTGTAACAAGTGATTTGTTTGGCACAATAACTAAACTGCGTCCATATTTTTCACTCATATGACTAAGTGTTGCTGTTGTTATAGTTTTACCTGCGCCTGTTGCAATCTGTTGCAAGCTCTGTGGATTGTTTGCAAAGTTGTTGATTGCTTCTACTTGATAGTCACGCAGAATAATTTCTTCTCCTTCTGCAGGATGTCCTTTAGGCCAATGCACACCTTGGTCTGCCCAATAGCGTTCCGTTACTGGTGCAAAGTTTAAATCAATAGGATGTCTTCTATCCTCAATGTCAACTATTTGAACGTTGTTTTTTGCAAGTACTTCTGTAACAGTATCCAGGTGATTTACATAACCGCTTCCACCAATACCAAAAAAAGCAACTTTTCCATCCCAACGTCCTAACTTATATTGTGGCATATACCGTGCATAAGGAACTTCAAACTTAAGAGCATTTGAAAGTTTACGCCTGACGTCTACATCTAATCCTTCTAGTTTGATGTTTACTTCGTCTTCGATTATAAGTTTGCAAGTTGCCAACTATTGAAGTCCTCTCTGTACTGATATCTAAAGCTACTTAAATCTGTGTCATTATATACAATCAAATCGCAGTTAAAATTTACATAATTTGTTACTAATCTATTAGATCGTAAACTAGACTTGCTTACTGCTGTTTGTGGTTTGAATTCGCTTTTTAGCAAAACTTTAGGCAGTTTGTCTTTTTTAATGTATACTACTTTAGTATTTTCGTCTACCCAATTATTAAGATTATTATCTTTTACATAATTGTTCAAAGGAGCATTTGTTTTGTCACTACTCTCAACACGAAACAATACACTTTGTTCTTTATTATCGATATATTTATTAAACGCTCTATGTATGTCTTCTAATTGTTCAAATGACTGTTCCTTGTCTAAACATACAAGCATAGGATATCTTTTTAAATAGTCTAAAATTTCTATAACTTCGTATATTGAATGTTTTTTAATATCTGCCAAAACTGTTGGAGAATTTCTAAAACAAATCTGTTCTAGTAAATTTTTTGGTTCTGCTTCATCTATATAAAATCCATATCTAATAGACTTGTCTGCAATAAGTTTTTTATCCGTTGTATTAATTTGATCAACAATAGTTTTATCAATGTTAATAAATTCTGCATCTTTGTATATAGGAATATAATCGTCTTTTTTATCAATTATTTCTTTTACTTTTTTTGACGTTTCTGTAATAATAGCATCTGTTTGCCAGTCTGGAAATTGTGTGACCACTTTATAACAATTTAATGCTGTCAAAAAGAAGTGATGCTCGTGTGAATTTTTTTCGTGAAAATATTCATTCTGTTTATGTCCTCTTATAACTTTTTCTAACTTAGAAATAAATTTTTTGTTAAAAGGAAACCTTACTTTAATATATTTGCCTTCTTTTAACTTGTGATGCGATCTATTATTTGCAACAATATCTTGTCTATCTATAATAGTTATAGTCTTGCTTCTATCAATTTCTCTCAGTGGAGATCTTGTTTCATTTAAAGCATAACTCCAATTAGGAATATTTTGTTTTTTAAACTGCGATTCATATATTTCTAACTTTAGACGCAATAAGTTATGCTGTCTATCAGTTAATGCAACGCCTTTATTAAGTTGCCTATCAAAACTGTGCAATAAACTTGTATCGCTTGTTTTAAGTATAAAGTTATGATTGTATTTTCCAAGAACTACTTCTAGTAGATCTTCAATATAATTAATTTCTAACATAATTTACTATAGCAGATTAAAGGTGTTTAGTCAATCTATTTAAAGGTAATCCGCTTGCTATTTCTTCTATTGTAAATTCAGTCCAAGCATAATCATTAAGCCATTGCTGTCTATCAGGTTTTATTGGATTATTAATTTGCGACAGACTTTTATTAGCAACTGGCCAAGCGAGACTACTTGGACCTGTAAACACAGGAACACCGGCTATAGCGGCTTGTGGCCCAGGATTACTACTCCAATTTACTACAGCATATGCTTTGTTGAAATTTAAATTGTAATCATCATAAGTTCCGTCAATATGTCTTGGGTCGTCTCTATAAACATTTTTATATTGTGTTTCAATATACTCTAATCTACATCTCGGGTGAGATCTAAATATAATAGGCAAATCTGTATAAGATTGTATTTCATCAATAATACTCATTAGCCATTTACTCATACGTGGCATATTTTCCCATTGTAAACTCTTCTCGTGCTGTCCACAAATCAAAATAAATTGTCCATCTGACTTCCAAGGTTTTAGTAATAACCCCTGTTCACTAGCTCTAGAACTATCCATATTATTACTACCAAACTCAGCGTCCCTATTAATACCATTTAATCCTACTTTCCAAGTGGTTCCTCTTTTGATACCACCTACTTCTAAAACAATTACTGGCTTATTCTTTTTCCTACAAGAGTTCCATATATGTTTATTTGGTGACATTCTACCATTGAATAATACACTCCAAATAACATTTACATCAGCATCATTTACACTGTCATTTGAATTAATTGTGTGTCCTGCTCGTACAAGACTGTGTTCAAATGCCTCAAACACAGGCTTACTATTCATTGCACCATATTCTTTCCACAGTTTAAATTTCATACTTAAATACTCCAGTACTATTTACAAGGATTTATAAATGACAGACATAACTGTGGTAACTACATTTCATCAGCCAGGATTAGACAAATATGGTCAAAGATTTATAGATAGCTTTGCAGATAAAGTTGATCAAAAAATAAAATTGCTTGTTTATGCAGAAAACTGTAAGCCAAAAGTAAATGCAAGTAATATTATTATCTTAGATGCTGTAAAAGAATTACATAAATTAAATGCATTTAAAGAACGCTGGAAAGATGTTCCAAAAGCAAACGGTATACCTCCGGAAGATATCAAAGCTAGACGTCCAAGAGACTGGCACAAAGAATTTAAATGGCACGCCATACGTTTTGCTAATAAAGTTTATGCTGTATTTGATGCTTGTGAACGTAGTAATGGTTGGTGCGTTTGGATGGATGCTGATACATTTGTTCACAGTGAATGGAGTTACAAAGATTTTAAAAAACTACTTCCAGACGATAAATGGTTGACTTACGTGGGTAGAGGCAAGGGATCACAAACGTGGCCAGAATGTGGGTTTTATGGAATGAACTTAAACCACGGAGCCTGTACAACTTTCTTGCAAGAGTTTGAAAGAATGTATGAAGATGCAGAAAATGGAATATTTAAATTAGAGGAATGGCACGATAGTTATGTGTTTGGTCACGTGCTAGAAAATATGAAAGTGTTGCGTCCTGATGTATTAGATTATAGTGCCGAGATGTATTTAAAAGAAGCTAAGACAGGAGGTGGAGGGCATCCATTAATTAACACTGTCTTGGGAAAATGGATTGATCATTTAAAAGGCGATAGAAAAAATACAGGAAAAAGTCTTGCAAAAGATATTATGGTAAATCGAAAAGAAAGTTATTGGCAGTAATTACGCATATGTTTCCAACACTGTCCGTTTTCTAATTCTTGAAAACTCCAATGAAACATACTTATACGCTGTAACCATTTTAATCTATCAAAGGTTCGTGGTTCAACTATAGACTTTAAATTATGATTTGATACTTCTGCACATTGGCTATTTTCTGGATCGGTTACAAATGCATTATATCCTTTTATAATAGGCCCTACAATGCCACTACTATTTTTGTTTATAACTGCATAACAATCGTTCAAATCATTTTCCAATCTATTTGTAGGATCGCATAGCATTACTTTTGGCATTTTTCTAAAAGGATTTACTTTTGGCAAAAACATTTTTGTTGATTTTTTACAGCCTGGGTGAGGGCGTATTTTAATTAATCTATCACAGCCAGTTTTTCTAATTTTATTAATTGTACCTAATGCCCAATCAACGATACTTTCACCTCCCATACTCCATCCACCTTGCCTTTGTAAAAGTAATAAAATATGTCCGCCAGTTGGTTTCATATCTTCTAGTCTTATTCCTGTATTTGTACTAATTCTATCCCATCTAGTTGTATCAATGATATCGTCACAATATATGCCTGTGTTAGGAAAAACTCCATTTAAACTATATCTTAGATATCCGTGTGGATTTGTTTTGTTTTGATATAAAAAAAGATTTGCATCTGCTACAATTGTATATTTGTTTCTACTTTTTTGGTAGTCTATAACTTTTTTTCTAAGTGACAAATGACTTGGAGTAGTATCTGCATATACCCAACCTTGTATAAGTGCCGCATCGCAATCTATTGGAAAATAATCTTTTTGAATCATAGAAGAATCTCCGCAACGCAATACGCCTTTATAGAATTTTTCTATCAGTTCTTCTTTTTGTTTATTAGTGTTGTTTTTAGGCACACTTGAAAGATAACTAACTACCTTCATTTAAAATCTGCCACGCTTTTCCACTTTGCATTTCAGGTTTTGTAAATTGGCAATAACTTAAATGTGCCGCATATCCTTCAATGGTTTCTTTATCAAAAGTATTAGGATTTTCTATATCTTCTAATTTACTATTACACAACACAGATGCTGCATTTGGACCTAATGCAATAGCAGGTATACCGTTAAGTAATGCTTCTGTAGCTGCTATACTGTTATATGTTACAACACAATGCACATCATCTTCTAATGCGTGGATAATATTTTTATCACCAATTCTTTCGTTACGCTTTGGTTTTAACCTTACTGTAATTGGTCTGTCTGTATATTTTTTTAATTCAGTAACAACATTCTTTGTCCATTCTTGCGGTAATGGTTGTCCCCAAAATTTCATTACTTTTTCGCTTGGTGGGCAAATTAATATGTTTCTTTTATTTGGATGAAACTTTTTGTACTTCCAACTAATACGGGATAGTCTATCATTTGGACGGTCTACTATAGGTCCTAGGTTTTGTAAATTATTCTTAGTAATTCTATGATATACTTTACTTTTAGTTCTTTCATTGCCCATATATCCGCTGTCAACATAATACATTTCACGTTTTGTTTTCATACAATGTTTGATAGCTAATTGACTGTGTTTTCCTAAACCTCTAATTAGCAAAGGAATATTTTCGTCTTTCACTTGATCCCATTCAACTAATCTACCAGACGGAGCACCTAATATTAATGCTTCTAAGTATTCATCAAATAATAAATTTTTTCTATACGGATCTGTTCCTCCGTCGACTATCGGGCCTGGCCAAATAGCTGCTACTCTTGGTTCACGTAATGCCATTAATTGCTCCTCTATAGTTCCATTTTTATAATAATTCTGATCCGGATCTTTTAGATAATCAATAAAGTCTTTAACTAACTTTTTTTTTTGGAAGGAAGAATTATGTTTTCGCCGCTGGTATCAATTTTTGCACGTTCAAAACGTTCTTGATCTTTATCTCTTTTTAGCATTAAAGATTCAGTTTTATTGTAATTTCTAATTGCAAGTTGTTCGTAATAGTTAGCTTTGTACTTGAACCATTCCGCTGCATATTCGCAATCTTCGCATTCAAGAAACCACGGGCCTCCTTCTGTGTAGTGTAATGCTTTTGGTTTACCGTCTTTTGGTTCTTTGTACCAACCAACAAGCCAATTCCATTCGTGGCTTAATTCACCTATCTCTGCATCAGGTACCCAACTAAATCTATGGAAGTATGCTCCTCCTTTCATAGGATCGTTTACAAGTTCAGGAGTAAGCACAGAATTTGTGTAACTTCCGCAATTGATTAACATCATACTAGACCAGTTTTTTCGTGGATAAATGTGTTGTGTCATTCCGTCCATTTTTGTTTTTTCTTTAGGTGTATAATCGTGTTGAGCACACATAATAGAATATTTTGGATCTGCTTGATCAAATATCTTTTTTACATCGTCTAAAAATACAAAATCGCAATCTATGAATAATGCCCATCCTTCAAAGTTATTGCATTTAGGAACCAAAAACCGTGTAAAAGTAAATTCTGTACTTGCTAAAGCATCTACTGCTCTCCAATATAGATCTTTTTTGCGTAGTGAATCTTGTTTCAAAGGTATCACTTTTACTGGCACACTTGCATTTTCAATAATACTTTGTTTGCAAACTTGGAAAGCTATGTCTTCTCTACTGTCCCAGCCTACATAAACCTTTAATGGTTCTACTTCTTCGTTATCTTCGCTCAATATCTTCTTCCTTACATTCTGTTCCATATTGTATTTCTAATATGTGACACGGTTCATCAAACGGATTGTATGCTCTATGCCAATCCTCTCTTTTGATAATTATCTTTTGGTGTTGTTTTAATATTATTGTTTCGTCTCTGCCTGTGTTTGTTGAAATTATATCAGTATGTTCAATATCCATTTTCATTGCGCCTTGCAGTATATACCAATGCTCATTTCTTTTGTAGTGTTTTTGATCACTTAAACTACAACCTGGATTTATCACAAGTTCTTTTACCTTTACAGTGTTTTTATCATCTAAAACTCTCCAATAGCCCCAATCCCGTATTGTTTTTTGTGTCTTCCATTCATCTAGTATCCAACTACTACTGTTTGCTTTATTTTCGCCTCCTACACCAAATGCAAATTCTACATTTGTAAATTTCATTTCAGGAATATTTGTTTTAGATCTATCACCACCGTTAGCAAATATTACTTTGCCACTGTGTGTACTTTGTACTTGAAAGATTGCGTGATTAGCTGTGTCGTCATCATCAGAAAAACCAATGACATCGTCTACCATTTCTAATGCACGAATGATTGAACAACGTTCTTCAAAACACATAAAAGGCTTTCCTTTTTTACGAACAAGCCATTCATCGCTATTAACACCAACTACCAGTTTATCTCCTAGTTTTCTAGCCGCCTTAAAATATCCAATATGTCCACTGTGTAAAGGGTCAAATCCACCTGTTACTAAAACTATTTTACCATCCAAATATATAATCTTTCCTTACATTACTCAATTCTTTGGCTCCTAATTCTCTTAAAAAATTACCTGCACATTCTTCTGTATCCGGATGCTGTTCAACAATTACAATTGGTTTATACTTTAATAATGTTTGTACACCACCTTTTAATACTTCTAGTTCATAACGTTCACAATCAATTTTTATTAAACTGAATTTAGGCATAAAACTATCGTCTAATTTTTTTACTTTAATATTTCCTGGGGTACCGTCTATATAACTATTACCAGTGTTTTCAGGATTAAAAACCATATTCAAATTTTTAGATTCGCTTCCTAAAGCGAAATTATTCAATATTACATTGTTTAATTCTTTTGTATTTTCTAATAAGCATTCATATACCTGTTGCATAGGTTCAAATGCAATAACTTTATTAAATTCTTTGGATAACGGAACTGTCCATAATCCTACATTTGCTCCTACATCAACACAAATATCAAAATCATTTACATACTTATATGCTTCATCTCTAACGTCATCTTGATATTCAGGTGGCCCTCCTTGAGCAATACGTTTGTTAATCATACGTTCAAAATGAATATCAGAATCAGGCAAAAAATAGTTATGTACTTTTTTCATTAATTGTCCTTTCTAATTGTAACCATTTTTCTGCTGTTACAGTAGGTGCATAGTACTTAGTGATATGCGCCTGTCCTTCTAAAACTTTTTGATAAACTTCATTTGGATTATTAACAAAATATTCAAAACCTTTTGTAAGATTTCCCACCCACATATAATTTTTTAAATCTGCATAACTAGGAATATAATTTTGAGTAATTACAAACTTTCCTTGTTGTATAGCATCGACAGGTCTATTGTTTCCTTTACTTTTTACAAATTTAGATATTTTTTCGTTGTATAAAATAGGAAGTAATATAGCATCACATTTGTTTACTAAATTTTCTTGTTTGTCAAAACTCCAATCCTCCCACCAATCAGGATCGTCTTTATTTTTATTTGTTATTACATCTAATTTAATTTTAGGATGTACAAGTTCTAAAGTTGCTTTTATATTATCAAATGGAATTTTATGTAAATTTTTTCTTGCGCCATAACATACTAAATGCACAGTATCATTTTTCTCAAATACTTTTTTTATAGGTTTAGTCTTGGTGCGTTCAGTTAAATCTTCGATTACATAACATTTTTTATCAAATAATATTTCTACTTGTTTTGCAAGATATTTACAAGTTGCAACAAAACAAGAACAATGTTTTGAAGCTCGAGTGTATAATTCACGGGTTTCATTTTTGAAAAATTTGTAATCAGAAATATCACAAATAAATTTTATATTTTTTTCTATTAAATTATCTAAAATATTATTAGTAAATTTTTTGCCAAAAACAAACAATCTTTTATCATTTGATTGTATGTCTGCTATATCAGTTATTAGTCCGTTGTTTATGTTATTCATATTCTCAAGCAACAAAGTACCTCTTGATCTAAAACTGTATCTATTGTGTTCTTTGTCACTTACATAAAAATACATTATTCTTCCTGGTATTCAGATAACAGTCTACGGATTTCGCCCCAAGTACCTAAGTCTATGTAATCTTCTACTTCTATTCCTTCAGTGTTATAAAATGGTGTATATATCATTTTACTACTATCAACTTTTTTCTTCAGTGTGCTTTTTTCCATATACTCTATCGCTGGCATAAAAGAGTTTGCTTTAAATGCAAAGCTACACCAATATGCATTAAATTTTGTGAAGTCAGTCTGTGGCTTGTCTTCATAGAATTTTACAATATTATTTTCCATTTGCAATGCACCTTTTGTAGATAACATTGCTGGATCTTTTTCTTTTTTGTAAAAGAATACAAATTCATTATTTTCTAATTTATCTTTTACTTGTGTATATAAATCTTCTGTGCCACGTAGTTTCAAAATTGTGTCAGGTAGTAAAACAACGTTATCTTCACCAAACCATTGATAGGCACTTTTTATTGCACCTGTATATTCTCTTTCTAATGGATTTTGGTATACAAAAGCGATATTATATTTGTGTTTATATTTAGACAAATATCCAACTATGTCAGTTTTAAGTTCATTTATAACTACAACAAAATCTACGCTATTTCTGTCATAGTCTTTAAACCAGTCAAAACTATAATCGATTAATGCTTGATGTTTATCTAGTCTTAATATTTCTTTAGGATAAGGCAAGTTTAATCTTGTGCCTTTTCCTGCAGCAGGAAGTATTACTGTTAAAGTCATACAGTATTTACAACGTTGCGTCTTCCATTCCTGCAACTCTGAGTTTTACAATATTTGTAATTTGCCACTGTTTTTGGTCAAGTGCTTTAAGTATTCCTAACCATTTATTACGTATTAATGCAAATTCGTTTATGATCTTTTCATAGTCAACTACATCTGCTTCACCGTCAACGTACTTTTCAACATCTCTACTGCTTAAAGCACGTTGATAGTTTTCAAGATACTTCTTAAAAAATGAGCTACGCAATCTACGTAGCTCAATATTTAAATATTCAAGTATAGCTTCAATTTCTTGCAATTGATTAAAACGATGTTCTACAATACCAGGCATCATTGATGCTTGTTTTTCAACATTTCCAACAAGTTTACACTCTGCTCTAGCAGTTGTAAGCTCATCTTCAAAGTATTTTATAGCCGCTGGTATTTCATTTATATTACGACTTACCGAGCTGTACCAACCCATTATTCATCCCATTCATCATAGTCATCAGTATCTTGTTGATCCATTTCTAAATAGTATTGAATAGCGTAATCTAAGTGCTTGTCAGCGCCTAGCATTTCCTGTAATTGATCGTCACCTATACCATAGTCTATTAATGTATCAACATATTTTTCTGCTGCAAGTTCTATATGCTTTTTATCAAAATACTCTTTAAAAAGCATCCATATGTCTGCCACAAATTCTTCATTCATTTAAGACAGGCTCCTCGTTCTGATCCACAGCTTCTTCGTCTGCGTTAGCGATATTTACCATTTGTTGCTCTTTTGCCGGTAAATCGGCCATGATCATTTCGAGTAGTTCACCTGTCCAGTTCTTGCGATATTCTAGTGTTTCTTCGCCTGTGCTACTTATATATTTGTAGCGGTTACCTTGCTTCTCAAGTAAGCCTTTTGCTTCTAGCAAATCAAACATACCTGAATACGGATCCATACCTGTTTCATATGGAATTTTTACTTGTACACCTTCAAAAGGTTTAGCGTAACGTGTTTTCATAACTTTACACGCGGCTCTAATACCATTTACTGTGCTGGTTTTGTTACCATCTGCATCCTCTTTTAGTTTTAGCTTTTTCATAGCAACAACCATTGAGCTTGCGTAGATAAAGCCACTACCGCCTGAGATCTTGTCATCTGGATCAAACATATCTTGCGATGCGTATGTGTGGTTAGTAACAACCATACCTACGTTGTGTGAACCAAACATATTAACACAGTTAGTAACCAATGCTTTTAGTGCCTTAGCCTTACGGCCCATATCACCTTTCATATCACCTGCTTCAAACTGATTAACTTCGGTTGGTGACATAAGCATACCTAAACTATCAACTACAAACAACACTTTAGGTCTATCATCTTCGTCCATTGCACGATAGTCATCCATAAATGTTGAAATAGTTTTAGCAACATCATCAATCATTGCCATATTAAGTTTTAGGATTTTGTCGTCTGTTGTTTCTACACCTAATGCGTGTAGCCACTTTTCGTCAAGTGCATTTTCACTGTCAATTAGTACAACAAAGATGCCTTGTTCTTGTGCTGACTTTACAATATTGCCAGACACAATGTAAGACTTGCCTGCACCTGATTCGCCTGCAAACACGCTTACTTTTCCTAATGGAACACCTTTTCTAAAGTCTCCACTAAGTAAATAGTTAAGTGCAAAGTTACCTGTGCTGATCCAATCTTGTGGATCATTGAACCCTGAACTCATACCTTTAATAGATTTTGTTAAACTGTTTCGAAACTTTGAAGGATCGAATGCCTTAGTAGCCATATTTTCTCCTATTCTAAAAAGCAAGTAACCCCCCGGTATTGAGCCAGCTATGCTAAGCCTGGGGGGTGTTGTTAACTTATTGATTTTGTCGAGCTCTAATCATTGCTAAAATGTCTTGAGCACCACCAGCCTCTTCTGCTGGTGCGGCTTCTGGAGCCGGAGCAGGAGCAGGTTCAGGTGTTGCTTCTTGAGCAGGTTCTTTCCAACCTGTATCAGTTTTTGTTTCTGCTACAGGTGTTGCTGGAGCAGGAGTTGCTTTTGGTGCAGATGCATTAGGATCACCTGTACGTGCTTGCATTCCTGCTGGACGGAAATATTGACTCCATTTATCAGGATCATATGCTTCACCGTCAACACTTGCTTCAAACATTTCTGTTAGAACTTTTACTTCAACTTCTCCTGGCTTTTTAGGAAGAAAGTCATTTAGATTAAACAATCCGTGATTGTTAATCGCCGCCATTTCACTATCGCCTAGTGGACGCTCTCTACGTGCCCAATTACTTGCACCGTAGTCTGCATAACCTCCTTTGGAACCTTTAGCAAGACGGAAGTCTACACCAGCAGTATAGTCTGTTGGTAGCTCTTCCATATCTGGATCCATAAGAGCTGCTTTAATTAATTGGAAGATTTGCGGTCCAATAATGAAACGTCTAATTGGATTCTCTGGCTGAGAATCTTCTTTAAGTGGATCATCCACAACAAAGCCTTGAAAAATATACGAACGCTTTTTCCAATACTTACGACCCATATCTTCAAGACTTGGATCTTTGAACCAACCTCTAACCTCTTGTAAGATAGAGCAAGATTCGCCATACATTTCCATACACGGAACTTGTACTTGTACTGGGCGTGAATCAGTTTCACCTTTTACACCCGCAAATGGAAGTTTAATCATCAAACGCTCTTTCCAAAAGAAAGTGTTTGAATCATCTCCATCAGGCAAAAAGCGTAGAGTTGCTTGCTCGCCTTCTTTCATATTCCAAAATGGGTAAATTGCGTTATCGCCACCGCCTGTGTTTCCACCGCTTGTACGATTTTCTTGTTCTTTGAGCTTTGCTCGGATTTCTGCTAATGATGCCATAGTTATGCCTCCTTAAATTTGCCTATGTTCTATGTGCCTTAAATGTGTAGCACATAATAGTAATACTACACAAGTTTATTTATCTTGTCAACTATTTTTTTGACTTTTTTTTCAAAGAGTTAGCTGATTAAGTTAAACCAGCTAATCTCATAATGTCTTCAGACTCTTTAGATATATATTTGTCTTTGATTGCGCCTTTTTCTTCTTCACTTGCGCCTTCACGTCCGGCTTTTTGTAGTTCTTCAAAACCTTTTTTACCGTACTTTTTGATACCTATATGTCTTTGCAGTCCGCTTTCATCAACTTCTGAATCACCTTCGTCTAAACCACGTAGTTTTTTTGCTTTTGAAATATAATCAGTTAATGTACCGTATGATAAATTTGTTGGATCAAGTCCGTCGGCTGCGGCTAATTTTTTAGCGTCTATCATTATGTAGTATGCATCGCCTTGTGATTTACTTTCTTTATATCCCATTATTTCTGCGACCTTTGCGTCGATGCGTTCTATGAACTCTTGTGCTGGCCTTACAAATTGTTCTCCGTATTCTTTTTCTACCATAGTAAGTACGGCTGTTGGGCCTTTTGGAAATGTTCCTTGTTCCTTATCAAAGTAACTTAGAATAAATTCGCCTAATGGTGTTTTTTCTTTTTCAATTACAATATCATCTTCATCTGGATCTGGATGATCTACTTTGTCGCCTTTTTTCTTACCGGCCATTTTTGCCTTACGTACTGCGTGTGCATATGCATTGCCTTCGTTTTCTATTATGTCGGGAACACCGTTACCATTTGCATCTCTCCACCAAGATCCTGTTTCGTCGTGCGAGTCGTGTGGACAAGTTGTGGTTGGCATATGCATTGTATCTTGACAGTCTTTGCAGTGATACTTTTTGTAGCCTTTCATATAGCCTTCTGAAAATTGTCCTAATAATGAATCAAGTGCGTGTTCAAATTGTTCTTCAATTGATTCACTATAACCAGGTTGATTTACAAGCCTTTTTAAATCTTCAGGACTATAATTGTCTCTTGGATCTATTCCTCGTGTTGAGCCTGGATTATCAGGACTTGCACCAATTTGTTTTGCTGGTGCTCCAACTCTTGGTATGACTAATTGTTGTCCAATTTGTAATTTTCTTGGATCAGCAATACCGTTAGCGTCAATTATTTCTTCTATGCCTTCGTCAACACCGTTAGGAAAATGGTCTGCATATTGCTGTGCAATTGAAGCAATAGTTTCGCCTGGCTTCACAGTATGATTAGTATCGGCTTGTTCTCCAATTAAATCTTCAGGTGTAATTTCTTCTGCTAGTGTTGATTCGCTTACTAAATTATAAATGTATGGAAATACATCTTTTAGTTCTTCGTTAAATTGTTTTATAGTAAGTTGATCAATCCAATTTTCTGCAACATCACTTGGTACTTCTTCCATCATAGGTGCTTCATACGATTCAAATGCTGTTTTATAATAATTTGGTTTTTGTAAATTAGCTATTTCTTTTTTGATAAAAGTCATACGCTCTTTTACACTACCTGAATATTTTGATAACGTTTCTGCCATAACAGAACTGCGATTAATATATTGATTAAATTTTCTTAGCTTTGATAATTCTTCACTTAGCCCTGTGATATATTTTCCAAAGTCGTCATACATATGACCACCTTCACTTACGTGTGTAGCTAATGCTCTAGCACCGCTTAGATGTTTGTAAGGATATCTAAATTTTTCACCTTCTGAAGTTTCAATAAAAATAGAACCAATTTTTTTGTTTCTACTTTCACCTTCGTCAATTGTACCATTGTGTTTTATAGAAAGTTTTGCACTTCCAAATTTTTGGAAACTAGTTTTATTAGTTCCGTACATCTTTGATTCTGACATTGTATTATCTCCAGGGCGATTTGTTGCTAAGAATTTGTAATCTCTCTTTTCTAAATTTGAACGTGTTACATCTCTAACTTCAAATTTTAATAATCTTTTTTTACTGAATTGACGCATATCTTTTAAAAATCCAAACCAATCGTTTTTATTTAATCCGTAGTTTTCGTCTATCATATCTGCATTATAAATTATAACAATTCCGTTTTGCTCGTCTAAACTTACACTTACTTTACCAATTGGTTTATCTTTTGAACCAAAATCAAAGTCAAAAAATCTTGCTTCTTTTGGTACATTAGTCACATCACCTTTTTCGTCTCCAATAACTAAATTGGAATAACGTGACTTTACTGCATTAAACAGTTGTTCTGCTATTACGTCTAAATTCATCATACATTGTTATTTATCTAATTACTGCTTATAAAGATAGGCATTGGCATTTCGTAATCTTCGTTTGCATCCACTTGCGAAAATGTATTGTAAACACTTGCGTCCCAATCTTTCATAACATTAATAACTCTAAGTGCTAAAATTAGAGCACTTACTAAATCATCACTATTGCCTGGCTTTGCTTGAAAGCTACTACCTGTTGCAATAAAACCTTTGAGTTCTGTAATCAGTGGTTTGCTTTTTATTACCAGTTGATCGTTTTCGATCATTGTTTTTAGCCTTGCACAAGTTGTAGTTTTACTACCGTGTGTAGTGTTAAATCCTTTCCTAAATTTTCTTACGTGTCCTTTGCGTATAGGTTCACTGATAAACAATCCTGGAATGTTTTCCTCGCCAAAATCTTGTATCACTAACAAACACGCTTCACCTATACCATTATTTTCAACACTCCAATATATATTACTACCATCGCTGTTTGTAGTATCAGAAATGTATTTGCAAATATCACGCATTACTCTTATTTGACCTGGTATTGCTGTAACATTGTGTTGCCATTCTGCAACTTGCTCATATGTCGGAAGCTCTAAAACTTCTATAGCTGCATTATCTCCTCCGGTGCCCATTGCAGGGTCAAGAGCAATAACATAATTTTTATCTGCACGTGGTGTTTTATACCAACGCACTTGCCCCATATTCATAGTAGGATTTACACCCTCCATAACAGCTAATTTCAAACTGTTAATTAATGTTTCGTCGAATACTAAAAATTCACATTCGTATTCACGTCTAAACATTTCTTCGCCAATACGTCCTACTTCATCAACTTTCCATTTATCATCTCTATCAGGATGTTCACTCCAATGTGCCATAAATGAGTGAAAGCCATTTATACCAACATCGTTCTCATTTCCATATTCATCAAACTTTTGTTCTGCTTGTTTCCATATAGTTGCAAATGTGTCTTCGTCTGAATTTGGAGTGCTTGTTATAATAGCACGGCCACCTGTTGCAAGTGTAGGTGAAATTGATGTCCAAAATTCTTCTGCAATATTGGGTTGCACAAATGCAAACTCGTCACAGTATAGTAATGATATAGACAAACCACGTCCAGTAGTTCCTGTTGTTGTTTGACTTATAATACGTGATCCATTTTCAAACTCAATACTACCTTTGTTATAACTTGTAACACCTGCTCTAATATGATCAGGACACAATTCATAAACGTATCTAATACGTTGCATAATTTCTTGTGCACCTGTATATTTGTGGGCAGCAATTAATATTGTTTGATCTGAATTAAACATAGCATACCAACACAAGTAAATGCTTGCACACGTAGTTTTTCCTGTTTGTCTTGGCATCATATTTACATTGAATCTATAACTATGATAAGAATCAAGTAAACCTAATTGATAATCATAAGGATCAAATAACAATTTTCCTTGCACAGGATGTTGTATATGTGCAAAATGTTTTGCAAAATACAAATAGCCTAATTCAGGATCCATACATTTCATTAAATCTTCTACTTGTTCGTTTGTAAAAGATTCTTGTTGATTTGCTTTTTTGGTTAATACACCATCTAAACTTTTACTCATATTGTATTTACTCTAATAAATGGTCGTAATATCCTATGTTGAACCTAGCATCAAATAACTTTCTTCTGTTTTGCTGTATCAAAATATGTACAGGAGAAGCATAATCACCATTAGTAGGTTCGCTCCATAAAAATTCATATTCTAAACTAGTGTCTAATTTTTTTGCAAGTTTTTTTAATCGTCTACGATTAATGTTAGGCACAATATAAACAATGGCCTGGTAGTTTTCTAGCTGATCAACTTTACCAGACCATTCTGTAATTTTTATTTCTTGTTTTTTGTAAGCTGCGTATGCCCAAGGACAAACCGATTTTATGTGATCAAAATATGCTGACCAATCAACCTTTTCCTCTGCCACGGCCTTTACCTTTACCTCGGCCCTCGGTTGTTTTTACATCAATCGCGTCTTTCATTTTCATTTTTTTACCACGTCCGCGACCTCTGCCTTCAGTTGTATTAATATCATCTTTCATTTTTTTACCACGTCCACGACCTCTACCTTCTGTCATTTTATCAGTCAACGCAGCATAAAGTTGATCTTTAATTGATTCCAAATTCATTGGATTATCACCGCCTGATGCTTTTGCATATGATTTTTTACTTTTGTGCAAATCATTGCCTGATGGAATACTTGCTGAAACATCATTAATATACATTTCATCTGGCGCACTTGGTTCATCGTCATATTCGTCACCCATTGCACCTTGATCATCATCTTCTGATCTCATCATCGAAACCATATCGCCCATTGATGGTTCACTGCCGCCACCGCAAGGACTATCCATTTCTGGCTCAGGTTGATTAATATCCATAGGCTCGAGCATTTTTGCTCCAGGTGCACCTGCAAGTTGCATCATACGTGCTAATTCTTCTGCGCTACCTGAAACTGTAATTTCTTCTTTAATTGGGTTTCCTGTGTGGTCTACTGAAAAGTCTGTTCTTATTTTCATTGCATTTGGGTCCTTAAAACTTCCTGCTTTCGCTAATTTTTCTATTGCTTTTTTTGTATTAGGTCCTACTATACCATCTACTTTTAATCCTTGATTTTTTTGGAAAGTTTTTACTGCTTTAGCTGTAGCAGGTCCAAAAATTCCATCTGCTTGTCTCATACCTAACTTAACTTGTAAGCGTTTTACACCTTGGCCTTTGCTACCCATTTTCATTACATCATTGTATGAACGTCCTGTAGGAGGTGCAGTAGGTTTTGCATCTGGTGCTGCTATACCTGTTTGACCTTTTGCTAAACCAGGATCTACATTAGCATCTGCTCCTGCTCCATCTGCTTTTGCAACAGCCTGTTGTGCAGCTTTTTTTGCTTTATTTTTTTCTAAGCCCATACCAACTAATGCACCTACTAGTGCAGCAACTAGAGGTGCTACTTCGTTTAATTGTTTTTCTGATAAAATATCTTTTTCCATTTTTATGCTCCTATTGGGCTTTTTGTATTTTGTGAATCGCCAATATCTTTGCTTTCGCCAACTGGCACATCGCCAACATAATCTGCAGAACGTTCTTTACGGGCTGTTTCTAATTCTTTTAATAAATCCATAACTCTACCAGGTCCTACATTTGCTTGTGCATCGCCTTCTGCTTGACCCATATCTTCTTGTGTCAGTTTTGCAACATATTGTGTTTCATCTTTTTCTTGCTGATACAGTTCTTGTGGTTCGTTTGGATTACGTACAATAATATGTGCTTGATTTACACCACAACAATGACCGATATACTCTTGTAAAATTTGACTTGTAGTAGGATACATCAATTCTATTTCGTAGTAATGCACTTCACAGTTTTCTAGTTGGGGGAAATCTAAAGGACGTTCTTGTATTGGTGTTTTTTTGCCTGCACTCATTTTGCTTACACCAAATTTTTGCAAGCATCTTTCCATATCATCTTCGCAATTTTCTGGTAAGTCTCCTGCGATGCCTACTTTAAAAGCATAAACTCTTTTTGATTCTGTTAGATAATCTGTAAAACTTTTCATAATTGTACTTCCTATTATATACTATTTATCTTTATCAAGACCTTTTAGGCGCTCGAGTAGACTATTTCTATCAGTAATTACATATCCTTCGCCATTAACAATATCGTCTGTTGGACCGTTTGCTTGGTCTTGTTTTTGCTTTTTAAGTTGTAGCTCAACCATTTTTAATTTTTTATCTAGTTTAGCAACTTTGGCATCTAAACTTGTTTTTAACATTGTACCAGCAACTTCAAAAACTCTACCACTATAACGACTTTCAACATTCATTCCTAAGTCCATTAAATCATCATAAGCAGTCATTGCTTTGTTTGCAACTTCATTTAATTCTGTATCGGCCATATCTCCTAAGCCTTTGACAGCTGGTAATGCACTTGCTATTTTATCAAATTCAGCAATGTCTCTAAAAGTATCTTCTTGTTCAACTATTGCAGTTTCTGCTTTTTGTTGATTTTCTTCTTTTATATCGTCTGGTGCAATATTTAAAAGATCTTCAAGTTTTTTAGTCATTTTACTATTCCATTATATGCTAGTATTTATCTACGTTTTCCTTGGTGGAAAATATCTGATTCATTGATAACTCTAAACATCATTCCTTTTTGTTTACAAAATGCTCTTGCCGCTGTCCATTTTGCTTGATTTACTATATAATGTAATCTATTATTTTGACTTTTTCCTAATTTACTTTCGTGTGTTTGGTTAGCAGGTTTTATTTCAATTAATTCAACTTTTTGTGCGCCTGTTTTGTCTGCATATACTATAAAAAAATCAGGAACATAAATTGTGTATTTTCCGCTTAATGGATTTCTATAAGGTATTTTTACAGCTTCACTTGCCCATTTAGATACATTTTCATTCATATCACACATACGCATAAAAGCAAATTCCCAACTGCTTCTATATGTAGGTGACCTGCCTCCTATATATTTGTCAGGGTTTTTTAGTGCATACTTTCCTTGTGCAAAACGTGCCATTACAGAATAATATTTCTAGCTTCTCTACTTGGTGTTTCAGGATCAACTTTGTAACCTAATGCACTTGATTTACTTCTGTTTACATTAAGTATAGTAGTTACAAGTTTACTAATCTTAACTTCGTCTAAACCTTTTAATGTATCTAATATTGAATACACAGGTGTTTTTTCTAATTCTGCTTGTTGTAAAATAGCTGTAGAAACTGCAACTGCACTTTCTTTTCCAAAACCTCTGCGTTCAAAAAATCCTACAACACTATCTACTTGATTAGATGTAAAATTAATTTGTTTTGTAAAATACTTATTGTAAAATTCTTTTACTTCTGCAGAACTATCGATATCTTTGATTGTGCTTGTTACATCAGTGTTTGTCATTGCTGATTCCTTATATTGTCAAAGTTATCAATAGCCGCTTGTGAAAATTGATTTTTTTGGCTTTGACTTAAATTATTCCAAACTTCTTTTCTGTCATTTAAATTACCAGTTTGTTGATTTTTAAAAAACTGATTAAATGCAAAATCTTCTCTTGCTTGTTGATTTGTATTTAATAAGTTCAATGCGTCTGACCTTGACTGATTGAATATAGTATCGTTGCCATCTAATACTTGTTGAGATTGTGTTGTAGCAGTGCTTCCTTGATTAAATGCATAATTGTTTAATCCGTTGAGAGCAGCTGTAGCAACAGCAAAAAGTGCTCCGTCTATAATAGCATCTTTTTCAGCATTTAAATCTGCATTTGAAAGATTGTCGATGTTCCTAATTGTGTTTATACCTGTTAGAACTGTTCCTATGTTTATATTTTTATTTTCAATGTCTGTGAAAACATTTGCAATTCCGTTTAATATTCCTCCATCACCAAAAATATTAGTCACTCCTCCGCCTTCGATTGATAAAGGACTTGGCGAAACATCATAATGGCTTGGATCAGCAAATCCTGCTGGATTATCTGTAGAAGTTTTTCCTCTGCCGTACAGTACAGATTCATAAACTATTTGTAATTCATTAGTTGTAAAGTTACCAGTTGTTTGGTCTAAACTATCGTGCCTATGGCTAGAAATGATAGGGTTAACAAGTGTATAACTAGTAAAATTACTTTCGCCACTTAACCCGTGTAATTGATTAATTGTTATTGTGTTAAAGAAAGGAGCATTTGGTCTTGTCTTATCAAATCCATACCTATAACTATTGCGTACATCGCCGCCGTATATGTTGTCAGGATTGTTAATATATGATATCGGAACAGTAGTATCAGGTTGTCCACTAGCATCTCTACGTGCATAATTAGGATCTTGATAGTAGTATCTAAAATAACTTTCCCAAAGTAAAGTTGTAAGTCCGGCATTGTCATCGTGGAATCTTAAAGAAATAGGGTCATAGTTTATTTTTGTTTGTACAATTCTTTTTCTATTATATTGATTTTTTACATCTGTATCCACAGTATATCCTGGTAAATCAACACTAGATACAAGTAAATTAAATTCTTTTTTGTTTAAAAGCAAACTTGCTGAGTTCCCAAGCGAAGATATAGCAATAGGATTGATATCAAAAACAACGTGATAAAGATGTTTGAATTTTGGTGTTAGACGTAAATTGTTTCTTACATACAATGCACTGGCGTGTGCATAATCACCAAGGTTGCCTTTAGGGTTACCTAATGCACTTGAAAAATTATCAAAAAAACCGTTAAACTTGCTCATAACGTATTTATCACTTTTTATATGTGCGTATATAATAAAAAAGGAGCCGTAAAGACTCCTTTTTGTGCAATCTCTATTTTATATATTAGCTGCCGCCACCTGTTGAAAGTGAACTTACATTTCTTGCTACAGTTGATCCAACACCTGATCCAACTGGAGTTTGAATTGCGTTGTCATACATTATTGTAAGCGCAACTGTGACTGGGTCACTACTTGCATAAGCAACTGAACCATAATCTACTGATGTTAAATATGCTCCGTAAATTTCCCAAGTTTCTAATACGTTTGGTGCGTTTACACCATTGCCACCATCTAGTATTTCTAAACGTGATGTAAATTTGTAATCAATACCTGATGCTGCACTTGCTTGTTCGAAGAAATCAAATTGCTTCTGTAGCTGTTCGCCGACTAATTTTGAAACATTTCCGTTTACATCGTCACGCAAGTTGATTGTAACTTCGTTCCAACTATGTTTACCAGCAATGTTTACTTTACTGTTGTAAACGTGTAGTTCTTGGTTTTCAAAACTAATTGTAGGTCTTGAAGCATCAATTACTTGTTTTGTTAATTCTTGTGTTTCGTTTGATACACCAAAATTTTCTAGTGTAATTCTAAAACGATATTGTAACTTTGGCATAAGCAAGCCTTGATTGCTTGCACTTGTATCATTTGCCAAAGGAACTGTAATATTTGTGAGTGTTGAGATTGCCATATATTTACTCCTATCTACAAGTATTTATCATTGTAGGGTGTCATTTTAAAAACACCCTACTTAATGATTATAAGCCTGCTATTTCTCCAGTATTTTTCAAACGTAGTGGAATGTATATGAATTCTACTGCTTTCACTGGTTCTACTGCTATGTCAACATATAGTTCGTTTCTATCAATTCTAGCAGGTGTGTTGTTTGTTTCGTCACATACTACTAAGAAGTCAAATAGAGCTCTTAAACCAACTAATTCAATCATTAGACTTTCAACTTGTTGTTTGATTTCGTCTCTTGTAATTTTATCATTTGGTTCAAACAAATATGGTTTTGCAAGTTGATTCAACTGACTACGTAAGTAAACTGTAAGTCTTGCAACATTAATTCTATCCAATGCACTTGCGTTTCTTGCACGAGTTTTTTGTCCAAATACAACAAGTCCTGCTCCTGTCAAGAAAGTGATTGGGTTAACATTATTTGCATACAGTGTATCTCTTTGTCCTTCGTTAAGAGCAACACTTACAAATTCACCTTCACTGTTAATATATCCTGTCGCTGTAGCATTTGTAACACCACCGCGTCTTGTACCAGCTGGTGCAAACCAAGGAAATGCAACCTGATCATTTAATGCCATTGTACGTAACACCATATGACTTGGAGGAACAACAACATTGTTACCTGCATTGTCACTTGTAAAGCCACTTGGATAGTAAACACCTAAGTATTCATCGCTTGTGACCAATCCGTCGTCATTATCTTCTGGTGCTAATGCAACGTTTGTTGCCCAGTTGTTTAATGATGTTGCATCTGGTGTTAGTCTTGCAGGTGAGTCACCTACAACAAATGCAGTCAATCCTCTGTCTGCATTCAGACTAATCATTTCGCCAATTAATTCTGGATAACCTGGTGTTGCAATCAAGTTAAAGATACGTGATTCGTCATCTCTAATATCGTCGTTGCTATTAAGCATTGACTGCATTGCTTGAACTACAACTTTACGCTGTGATATTCTACCAAACGCACCTGAACCGTCTGCATTATTTGCACTTTCTGTTACCCAACGATGTGGATAGTAAGCACTCATACTTGCATCATTTTGTCTTGTGTTAACTGCTGTTACATCAACATAGTTTCTAACAAACTTCTTAACATTAAATCCGCTTCTGCGTGTATTCCATAATAGCATACCTTTTGGATATAATGCAGGATCTGGTGCATCTGTGTCTAAAAAGTCACTTGCAATTAAATCTTCAATATCGCCTGCTGTGTGTGCAGAAGCAGTACCACCGTTAGTACTCCAACGTGCATCAGCAAACAATACACCATTTTCTGTAGTTTGATCTGTATTATCTAGCAATACCCATTTGTTTGTAAGTGCAGAATTGTATCTGTAGATTTTTGGAAAGTTTTCTAAATCTGCTGTGCTAATCCAAATATCGCCAGTAACAAGTGCATTACCGTCTGGACGACTTGTATTTGTTGGTTCTGTTGCACTTATAATTGGACCTGCTGCGCTAGGTTGACTATTTAGTGTACCAGTATAATATGGTGCAGCTGTAGTTGATATTCCGCTTGATCCATCATATAAGTAACCTACCCACTCATCACCATTGTGTATCATTAAGTCAACTTCGTCGATTACACTGCTATACCATAATGTTCCATCAGCAGCTAATGCTGTTGGTGCATTTGCACTTGCTGTGTATGTCAAACCTTTCCAAAGTGATGCAGTTAGTTTTTCAGGGTTGCTACCTGATTCACCTGGTTGCCAATACAAGTTTGTTGTAGTGCCTGCTACTAAACCTGCTTCTGTAAGAGCATTGCTTGTATCAACAAAGTTTATTTCACCGCCTAATTTGTGTGTAATAACAACTCTATTTTGGCTATCAACACTTGCCGAAACATTTACTAATCCTAAGTTGTTGATTGCTTCTGCTACTGTATCTGCATCTGTTGCGTCATTTGCTGCTGTAAATGATGCAGTTGCAGGTGTAGTCATTGTAGCATTGCCTTTCAATGACTCGCTTACTGTAAATGTTTTTGCTCCTGCTGTTATTGTTGCATCAATTTTATTTGATGTAATTGTAGTAGGACCACTTGATGCTCTATAGTATATGTAGTATGAAGCCAATGTTGGGGTATCGTCTGCAGCATTATATTTTATATACAAACTATTTGCGGCTAAATTTACTCCGCCACCTGCATTGTCTAATTCTTTTATTGCTGTTGCGTTGTTTGTATACAACGGTGCTGATTTTAAATCCCAAACTTCAGTTGATCCATTCCATACACGTACTTTCCAACTTGCACCTAAATTAGGTTCAGTTGTCTTTACCCATAACGATCCAGTTGGTCTAGGATTACTATCACCTGACTTATATTCTGGAACACTTGTATGCGGTGCTATTGTTAAAGCAGTATTGTAATATGTACCTGCTGTGATACTAATATCTGCTAATGGTGTACCTGTTCCGTCTACAAGCACAATTGTATCTTGTCCACTGCCGTCGTTGTATATTTCTAATTTATTATCTACTACTGCGGCTGTTATACCAGTGATTGATTCTCCGTTGATATCACCTGCTAATGATGAAAGTGTTGTACCACTTGTTGTAACAGTTGTACCGTTTAGTGTGAAGGTTTCGCCACTACCTGTTGTTCCACCTGCTGCACTTGAAACAGAAGGCCAACTTTTCTTCCAGTTTGCACTTCCTACTTCAACCCACGCTCCGCTTTTGTTTTTATAATATGTTTTTAATGTAGTAGAAGTTGCTCTCACTGCGTAATCACCAACTGCACCAATTGACCCTTTTGGTGCTCCTGTTGCTGAATTACCTACTAGCTGAGTAGCATCTGTAATTACAAGAGGTGTTTTATTTGCAAATGTTTGTCCACCAGTTGTTGTAATTGCTGCGGCATTCCATTCTTGAATACCAAACATTGATGTTGATGTATCTAACCACCAAGTACCATCTGCTGGATTAGCTGTTGTTGGAGTTGCACTAGCTGATAGACCTCCTAAGTCTACATCTGCACGTACAACGTATGCTCTATTGCTTACACCTAAATACGAATACGCTGCTTGTAAACCGTATTCATTCTGTTCACCTCCGTGTATTGGATTATTATTTGCATCTGTGTAGAAAAGAGGATCGCCAAATGTTTCTGCTAAATCTCTTTGAGATGTCATTAAGTAAACTTTACCAGCATTTGCTTTCGTTGTTCCTGGAGCAATACCGGTGCCTGCAGCGTTTAATTTGTTTTCTGCAGACGCTACAAATAGTATAGGTGTTGTACCTGGTTCTGCTGGCGTGTAGAAACTTTCGTCAATTACGCTAACCTGTACACCTGGTGATGTTAAAGCCATTTTCATTTCTCCTATGGGTCATATTCTTTATTACTATTATTTAGCTGATTTAGTGATTTTTGATGCTTTTAGCATAGTAATACACGTATTTTTCTATTGACTTTTTACTAAAACATATGTATTATAATAAGAAAAGGATGATCGATGACAATTGACTATAAATTTGATGAAGACAAATATATTGCAGAATTTGCAAAATATATTGACAAAACTTATAATGGTCACTATAGCACAAATAAATTTCAGTCAACTGAAGTAATCATAGATAGAGGGCACGGAACTGGATTTTGTATGGGCAATGTAGACAAGTATTCAAATCGCTATGGTAAAAAAGGCACACAAGAAGATGCTAGAAAAGATTTGATGAAAATTTTACATTATGCACTAATTCAATTGTATGTTCACGATAACGATCTTTGATCTGTTATAAAATTACAAAATTTGTCACCCCAGATTTTATGTGCTTTTTCTAGTGGATGAGCCTGTGGACCAAATTTGTATCCGTTTTGTTTTGCCCAATTATAAAATCCTAAATTATCTTCTCTATGTATTATGTTTTTTAAATCCAAACGTTTTATCATACCATCTAAAAAAATATTAGGTTCTCTTTCCATAGTTATATAATAGGCAAAGTCATCAAAAGCAGATGTAAAATAAAATTTTACATTTTGTGAATTTAAATAACTGATTAAGTATTCAATTTGCTGTAAAGGATAATATATTATATTACTACTTTCAGTGCGGTTTCTATAAAAATCCCGTATTGTGTTTTTTAAATACTCTTCGGACAAAATAGTTCTACGTTGTTTATTTGTACCTTTGTGGGGACTAAAAAATCCGTCAGCATCCGTTGGCTGCGAACAGAAAAATTTATCTTCATCGTCTACATATCTTTCAATAGATTTTTTTGGTGAAATACGAGGATATTCTCTACGGGTTAAACTTGTCCACATTACTAAAACAACAATTTCTTCAGGATTGAATGATTTGATTAAATTGTCTATGTGATATATTACTCTTCTTACACAACTGCCAAAATCACTTCCTACCATACCTACATTATCTACTGTTGCACTTGGATATAAATTTTTTTGTACCCGATGTGCCCAAGTAGATTCACCTGCAAATCTTATACTTCCTAACGGTTCAATTACTCTTTTATGATCAGCTAATTCTGCTCCAGCTGTAAAACTACATCCACCGGAAACAACTTTTTTTATTTTATCCATTTTTAAATTTTTGTAAACCAAACATTATTTGGTCCTATATCATAATGCTTTACACATTCGTTCACTGCTTTGTTTACTCCTGTATAATCTATATCGTGTCCTGTTAAATATCCGCCTGGTTTTATTTTAGGCTTGTATGCATCAATATCTTTTTTTACCCAATTATAACTATGATCTGCATCTATAAAAACTAAATCTAAACTTTTGTTTTTAATATGTTGGGCGCCGTCTATACTTATTGCTTCTATAGCTATTAATCTGTCTTTGTATTTTTCAGAAATATTATTGTTATAAAAACCTTTAACACTTTTGTCAATAGCAAATATTCTGAGATTTGGATTTTGATCTAATAGATGAAAAGTTGTTCTTCCGTCTCGAACACCTACTTCTGCCATAATTGTGATATTATTTTCTTTTACAAGCCAGTCTAAAAAATGTCGTCTATTTTGACGTCCTGTCCATTTTATTGTAGGTTGAACATCGACTATATTAGCCAATTAAAAATCCATAACCAGTACCACCAGCTACAGCCATTTGTAAATCTTGCTCTAGTTTTTCCATTTCGGCTTGTGCTTCAGCTTTTAATGTATCGCCATTAAGTGTCGTACCACCTCCTGGTCCTGCAATAGTTGAAAACTTACTACGTGCTTCTCCCAACATATATTTACAGCCAGCTAGTGTGTAATCTTTTATCCATTGCATACATTTGTAATCTTCTAGCAACTGTTCGTCTGGTCTATAGTTGTAACAGAACATTAACACTTCTTCGTCAGCTCTTGGACGCTGTAAAATTGTTAATTTTTTTGTTGTTGTGTTCCATTTAAATTCCATAAAGCTACCAAACATTCTTCCTATCAGTTCTTGTTGTTGAGAAAAGAAGTCATAAGTTGCAAGGCCGCCTATACCGGATCCTGCAAGCAGATATGTGTTTGTATATGCTAAATTAAAAGGTTCAAACAAACTGCCGCCGTCTGCACTGCCACCTAATCTACTACCAATACTACGTCTATATATTTTTCTAATTTCAATTATTTCTTGAGGCATAGTGTAAACATTTTGATCCTGTTGTAGTTTAGTTGTAACATAACTTTCTTCTACACTATTTTCACTACGTTGTCTGTACTTTGTTAAGGATTTTGTCAATGCAGTTTCATAATGGATAGGATCTAGTTCAACATCAACCATACCTCCGCCTAAAAATGCGTTTACATAATCAAAAATTTGTTGTTTGTGTGTTACTAAATTAGACATATAAGTTCTCCAATAGTATTTATCGATACGATAAATATGTATATGCCACGTTTAAGTTTATATAGACCAGAAAAATCAAATGATTATACTTTTCTCGATAGTATAATCTACGAACAATTTACCGTAGGAGGAACAGATTTATTTGTACACAAATATATCGGAACCAAAAATCCTACAGGAGAAGACATTACAGAAGAGCAAAAATCATATGCTACACAAGATGTTACTAATATACAA